GAAAATGAGAACTCTTGTTCGCATGAATTTGTAGGGGGGGGGTATATTTTTTTGAAAAATATTTTTGGGGTAGAGAATGACCAAGAAGCAGGGTGTGATGTTGGAGTTCATCAGGCAATACATTGCAGTGCATGGATTTCCTCCTTCGTTTGATGATATTGCTCAGGGGTTGAAGTTGAGGAGCCGGAGCAATGTCCATCGGATAGTGCATCGTTTACGGAAGGATGGGATGTTGACGATGAAGGTGAAGAAGTTCCGGAGTATTCAGTTGATCGACAAGACGGTTGATCAGGTTAATGACCTGTAGGGGTATCTGAGTGCTTCTGACGAGGGAAGAATTGGAGAGTTACACCAAGCTGCTGGATGTTCTCCATGAGAAGTCTCCTGAGCGGAAGAAGGTATGGCAGTTGCTACAGCTTCATCGGAAGGATGTCTGCCGAGAGAGGTTCATTCCGTATGTAAAGGCGATGTGGCCGGGGTTTATTGCTGGCAGGCATCATCAGATCATGGCGGATGCTTTTGAGCGCGTTGCTCGTGGTGAGTTGAAGCGGTTGATTATCAACATGGCTCCTCGCCACACCAAGTCTGAGTTTGCTTCCTACCTGCTTCCGAGTTGGTTCTTGGGTTTGTATCCTGAGAAGAAGGTTATTCAGACCTCCAACACTGCGGAACTGGCGGTTGGTTTTGGCCGGAAGGTCAGGAACTTGGTTGGGTCTGCGGATTATCAGGAAATCTTCAAGACCAAGCTGTCATCGGATTCAAAGGCTGCTGGCCGGTGGAACACTAATGTGGGTGGTGATTACTTCGCTATCGGCGTTGGTGGCACTGTTACCGGTAAGGGTGCAGACCTTCTGATCATAGATGACCCCCATAGTGAGCAGGAAGCCACCCAAGCCGCTACAGACCCCGGGATATATGACAAGGTATATGAATGGTATACCTCTGGCCCACGGCAGCGTTTGCAGCCCGGTGGGGCCATTGTGATTGTCATGACGAGGTGGGGCAAGAGAGACCTCACCGGTCAGATCATTAGCAGGGCCGCTTCCCGGGAGGGGGATAACTGGGAGGTTATCGAGCTACCTGCCATCATGCCATCCGGGACTCCTCTTTGGCCTGAATTCTGGAACAAGGAAGAACTGGAGGCGGCAAAGAACGAGCTTTCTGTTGCCAAGTGGAACGCGCAATACATGCAGAACCCCACCTCGGAAGAGGGGGCAATTATCAAGCGGGACGCATGGCGCATCTGGCGGGAAGACAGGCCACCGCAATGTTCTTATATTCTTCAGTCTTGGGACACCGCTTTTGAGAAGCACAACAGGGCCGACTACTCTGCCTGCACCACTTGGGGGGTCTTCTACCGGGAGAATGAAGATGGCAGGGAGATTGCCAACATCATGCTGCTGGATGCCTTCAAGGACAGGATGGAGTTCCCGGCACTGAAGAAGGTCGTATACGAGATGTGGAAGGAATGGAACCCAGACACTCTACTGATCGAGAAGAAGGCCGCTGGTGCCCCTCTGGTGTATGAGATGAGGAAGATGGGTATACCGATTTCTGAATACACTCCGACCCGTGGTTCAGATAAGATCGCCCGTGTGAACGCCATATCGGATATGTTCGCATCCGGCTTGGTATGGTGTCCCGACAGGCGGTGGGCAGAAGAGGTTGTCGAAGAGCTTGCTGAGTTTCCAAACGGCGATCACGACGATCTTGTTGACTCTTCGAGTCAAGCCCTCCTGAGATTCCGCCAAGGCGGATTTATTGTTGCGCCGACAGATGAACAAGAAACCGTCCTTCCGCGCAGAAAGGTTAGGTATTACTGATGAGCATCGAGAAACCGCTGGAGCCCCTCGTCCCGACGCAAATGGATTTTGAAGTCGAGATGGATATCGACACCGGCGAGACCGAAGTTGAGATTGAAGTGAAGCCCGTCACCTTCGAGGCGAACCTGCTGGAAGAGTTGGACGAACGCGCACACCAAACCATTTCCTCTGAACTGCTTGAGACCATCAAGACCGATCTGAACTCCCGGTCGGATTGGGAAAAAACCTATTCCGATGGCATGAAGCTCTTGGGCCTGAAGATCGAGCAACGGACGGAGCCATGGGACGGTGCCTGCGGTGTTTTCCACCCGATGCTCTGTGAGGCGGTGGTCAAGTTTCAGTCCGAGATGGTGCTATCCACCTTCCCGGCATCGGGCCCAGTGAAGACCCAGATTATCGGCAAGCTCACCAGAGACAAGGAAGAGTCTGCTGCCCGAGTTCAGGAGGACATGAATTATCGTCTGACTCAGGAGATGCCGGAATACCGGCCTGAGCATGAGCGTCTTCTCTGGACGGTTCCGTTTGCCGGATCAGGCTTCAAGAAGGTTTACTTCGACCCCAGCCTCAATCGTCAGGTTTCAATGTTTGTGCCCCCGGAGGACATTATCGTACCCTACGGCGCATCAGGACTTGAAACGACCCCCCGGGTTACCCACCGGATGCGAAAGACCGAAAACGAGATCAGAAAGTTGATGGCCGGAGGGTTCTACAGCGACATCGATCCCCTTCCCCAGCCCGATACCATCAAGAGCGACATCCAAAAGAAAAAGGATGAGGAATCCGGTCTGATTTCCGTCAAGGATGATCGTTACACCATTCTTGAATGTCATTGCGAGTTCGATCTTCCCGGTTTTGAAGACCTCGATGAAGATGACGAGCCCTCCGGCATCAAACTGCCCTACGTCATCACTATGTTTTCCACCGGCGAGTTGATTTCCATCCGGAGGAACTACTTTGAGGATGACCCGCTCAAGCAGCGACGTATGCACTTCGTGCATTACCCGTATATCCCCGGCTTCGGGTTCTATGGCTTTGGCCTGATTCACTTGATCGGTGGTTTTGCGGACTCCGCAACCTCGATTATTCGCCAACTGGTGGATGCGGGCACCCTGTCCAACCTCCCGGGCGGCTTCAAGTCAAAGGACATGCGGGTAAAGAACGACGATACCCCGATTTCACCCGGAGAATGGCGCGACGTTGATGTGGTGGGCAACACCATCAAGGACTCCATCGTCCCGCTGCCCTACAAGGAGCCCTCCGCAACGCTCTTCAACCTGATGACCACCATCGTCGAAGAGGGAAGGCGGTTTGCTTCTGTGTCCGACCTGAAGGTCTCCGATATGTCGGCCAATTCACCGGTCGGAACCACCTTGGCGATCCTTGAGCGCAACCTGAAGGTCATGTCGGCAGTGCAGGCACGTATGCACTCAGCCATGCGTCAGGAGTTTAAACTGCTTGCAGCCATCATCCGGGACTACACACCCCCCGAATATGACTACGATGCCGATGGCCCGCGCATGGCGAAGCAGTCGGACTACGACATGGTTGAAGTTATCCCTGTTTCAGACCCGAATGCGACCACAATGGCGCAAAAAGTGGTGCAATATCAGGCCGCTTTGCAGTTGGCGCAGGGTGCGCCAGAGATTTATGACCTCCCGCAGCTTCACAGGCAAATGCTGGAGGTGCTGGGCATCAAAAATGTGCAGAAAATCTTGCCATTGAAGGATGATTTCAAGCCAAGAGACCCTGTTGCAGAGAATATGGACGTTCTGTCGAACAAGCCGTTGAAGGCATTCACTCATCAGGATCATGAGGCCCACATCAAGGTTCACATGAACGCCATGCAAGACCCGAAAATACAGGCGATCATCGGCCAAAATCCCGCAGCGCAACAAATGATGGCGGCTTTGATGGCTCACATCAACGAACACACCGGCTATCAGTATCGGATTGAGATTGAAAAGATGCTGGGAGCGCCCCTGCCGCCCGAAGACGAGCCGTTGCCACCGGAAATCGAGGTTGCACTGTCCCGCGCTATTGCAATGGCGTCAGACAAGCTGTTGCAGAAGGATTCCGCCGAAGCGCAGCAACAGAAAACGCAGCAGCAGATGCAAGACCCCATGCTGCAAATCCAAATGCGCGAGCTTCAGCTTAAAGAGCAGGAGTTTCAGTTTAAATCTGGGATGGAATCGCGGGAAATGGCCCTTAAAGAGCAGGAAATGGCTCTCAAAGACGCCCGTGAGAACAAACGCATCGACACGCAGGCAGGTATTGCAGGCGTAACGATAGGCGCGAAAAAGGCTAACGATCAAGCCAAGATCGCAAATCAGCAACTTTTGAAGGGAGTCGAGCTTGGATCAAGCAGAGCTTCTGCACAAGCAAATCAAGGAACAGCAAACAGCCCTAGCTGATTCCGTGGCCCGTGGTTCCGCGAAGGATTTCGAGTCCTATCGTGAAACCGTTGGCGAGATAAAAGGGCTGCAACGAGTCTTACGGATGATAGAGGACATGCCTCGTGATTGAGACCGCAGAAAAGCAGGAAGTAGCAAGCAAAATCCCAGAGCCCACCGGCTACAGGATTCTGATCGCCATCCCGAAACTGGATGAAAAGTTCGACAACACCTCTATTGTGAGGCCGGAAAACTTCGCCAAGCGCGAAGAGATGGCTTCGGTAGTGGGGGTTGTGTTGAAACTTGGCCCACTTGCATACAGGGACGAGGAGAAGTTTCCGACCGGCCCTTGGTGTAAGGAAGGCGATTTCATCGTGATGCGCTCCTATTCCGGGACGCGCTTCAAGATCGTAGGAAACGAAGGCGAGCAGGAATTTCGCCTAATCAACGATGACACCGTAGAGGCTGTCGTTGCAGACCCCCGAGGCATTACTCGTGCGTAAGGAGACCATATGAGCGAGCAAGAGCAGCAGTTTGAGATTGAAGGCGACGAGCCCGAAGTCATTCAAAAACAACCGCCGGAAGGTCAGCAGTCCGATCTGGAAGAAGAGATCGAGATTGTCGATGACATTCCCGAAGGCGACCGAAACCGGAAGAAAGGCCCACCGGTAGAGGTCAACGATGACGAGATCGCTCAGTATGGCGATGGCGTTCAGAAGCGGATCAAGGACTTACGTCGAGCCTACCATGATGAACGCCGGGAGAAGGAACGTGCCTTCCGCGATCAACAGGAAGCCGTTCGGTTTGCCAAGGTCGTTTCCGATCAGAACAGGCAGCTTCAAGAGCGCCTGAAAACTGGTGAGCAAGTTCTGGTTGAGTCGCAGAAGACCGGGATTGATGCCAAGCTACTGAGCGCCGAAAAGGATTTCAAAGAGGCCCATGAGACCGGCGATGTGGATAAGATGCTGGCTGCTCAGAGGAAGCTCGCCATGTTCTCTGTTGAGAAACGGGAGGTAGATAATTACCAACCGAAGTATCAAGAGCCTTTACAACAGCAGAATATTGATGTAGAACGAATTCCACAGGTCGTCCCCGACGAACGCACCAGTCGGTGGGTAGAGAGCAATAAGTGGTTCGATACTGATCCTGTCATGCGCGGTGCTGCGTTGGGCATTCACGACGAGCTTGTATCCAAAGGATATCAGGCTGGGTCTGAAGTCTACTTCGAGCAAGTTAATGCTCGCATTCGGGAGTCGTTCCCGCACAAGTTCGGTCAAACGAAGCCACCTTCTACAGTTGTTGCGTCAGCAGGGAGAACGGAGCCATCGTCTGGCAAGATCAAACTGACGAAGACTCAGGTCGCTATGGCAAAAAGACTTGGGGTACCGCTTGAACGCTACGTCGCATCAATACGGAAAGGTGAAGAAAATGTCTGATCGTAACAATCGTGAACAAGAAACACGCGAACAAACTGCTCGGAAGCGCGTCTGGACACCCCCGACACTGCTCCCGTCGCCAGCACCACAAGACGGTTACAAGTTCCGCTACGTCAGAACTTCCCTCGCGGGTCAGGCTGATAGCAAGAACGTGGCCGCAAAAGCATCTGAAGGATGGGAGCCGGTGAAAGTCGAAGACCATCCGGAACTCCAGAATTTTGGAAAAAGTTCTGGGAACGTAGAAATTGGCGGTTTGATGCTCTGCAAGACGCCCACTGACATGGTTGACCAGCGGAACGCTTATTACGCTGATATGACCCGGAAGCAGGCTCAGGCAGTAGACGCAAACCTCATGAGAGAAAACGATCCTCGTATGCCGCTGTTTAGTGAAAAACACACGACCACAAGTCGCAGCGCACGAGGGTAACTACAGGAGCTTAAACAATGGCTTACCCCACGATTGACAAGCCGTACGGTTTGAAGCCGATCAATCTGATTGGTGGGCAGGTGTACGCTGGTTCGACCCGTCTGATCGCTATTGCAAGCGGAGAGGGCACCTCGATTTTCTTCGGGGATGCCGTCAAGCTGACCAGTGGCTACATCACCCGTGATCCGGCTGACTCTGCCATGACCCCCGTTGGTGTTTTTGTTGGTTGCACCTATACCGACCCGAACAGCAATCAGAAGGTCTTCAAGCAATACTTCCCCGCCGCCACCGTTGCCTCGGACATCCAAGCGTATGTGGTCGATGACTACGACGCGCTGTTCAAGGTCGCTGTTGTTTCGAGCGGCACCACGATGAGTGGCGTCACGCAAGCCGCAGTTGGCTTCAACGCCGCCTTGGTGGACAACACCGGATCGACCTTCACTGGCGACTCGCTGGTTGCAATCTCGGCCACCACGGCGACGACCAACACCCTGCCCGTTCGCATCGTTGATGTCGTTTCGGACACCCGTAACTCGCTGGGCTCGTATACTGAAGTGATCGTGAAGTGGAACTTCGGTATGCACCAGTATCAGAACGCTACTGGCGTATAAGGAGACCATGAATCATGGCAATTTCTCGTTCCCAGCTACTTAAAGAACTCCTCCCCGGGCTGAATGCGCTGTTCGGTATGCAGTACGAGACCTACGGCGAAGAACACAAGGAGATTTTCGAGACCGAAACCTCCGAGCGTTCCTTCGAGGAAGAGCAGAAGCTGTCCGGCTTCAGCGCCGCCCCCGTGAAAAACGAGGGCAACGCAATTGCGTATGACAACGCACAGGAAGCATGGACTGCCCGCTACAACCACGAAACCATCGCACTGGGTTTCGCCATCACCGAAGAGGCGATGGAAGACAACCTGTACGACACCCTGTCGGCCCGGTATACCAAAGCTCTGGCTCGCGCCATGGCTTATACCAAGCAGGTCAAGGGCGCGAACATCCTCAACAACGGCTTTTCGTCCACCTACAAAGGTGGCGATGGTGTTGAGTTGTTTTCGACCGCACACCCGCTGGTATCCGGTGGCACCAACAGCAACGAGCCGACCACCGCTGCCGATCTGAATGAGACCTCGCTTGAGGCCGCTGTCATTCAAATCGCTGGCTGGACGGATGAGCGCGGTCTGCTGATTGCGGCTAAACCCCGCAAGCTGATCGTTCCGCCGAGCCTGATGTTCGTTGCGACCCGCCTGCTCGAAACTGAGTTGCGTGTCGGCACCAACAACAACGACATCAATGCTTTGAAGAACAACGGTTCAATCCCGGGCGGTTACTCTGTCAACCACTACCTGACAGACACCAACGCTTGGTTCCTTTGCACCGACGTTCCGAACGGCATGAAGCACTTCGTCCGCACCCCGCTGGCAAACAGCATGGACGGCGATTTCGACACGGGCAACGTGCGCTACAAGGCTCGTGAGCGTTACAGCTTCGGCTGGTCTGACCCGCTGGGCGCTTTCGGCTCTCCGGGCGCGTAACAGCGCTGTGTGGTTTGGGAAAGGGCTCCTTCGGGGGCTCTTTTCTTTTGCGGGTCTATCTGATATAAAGGCTATAGACCCCAGATTTCACTCGTATCGACTGGCTGGGCAGACTTGTTAGAGACGATACGGGGATGTGCTAACACACGGAGATATTCATGGCTATTACGACTTTTGACGGCCCGATTCGCTCGCTTGGCGGTCTGTTTCAGCAAGGCCCGTCCACCATCGTCAGCATCACTTCCAGCACCACCCTGAACCCCACTTCGCACGCTGGCCGCATTCTCTCGATTGGCGGCACTCTGGCGGCGGACGTTACGCTGACCCTGCCCCAAATCAACGCCGCTGCAAACTCGGTTTCGTCCGGCCCGGGCAACGACCCGAACACCCTGAACAACGAAGGTGTGGTCTACACGATCTGGGTTCCGACCACCATCGCCACCAGCAGCCTGAAAATCAGCACCAACGGCACCGACAAGTTCATCGGCACGATTCTTGGCGTTGACACCGACACCACGAATGCGCTGGTGGCCTACACCGCAGCAGCGGCCAACGACTTCATCAACTTCAACGGTGGCACCACCGGTGGCGTTGCGGGTACGTGGGTGCAGATTTTTGCCATCGACGCGCTGAAGTACATGGTCAACGGTATTGCCCTCGGCTCCGGAGTTGTTGCTACCCCGTTCGCTGACGCTTAATAAGGGGGTGTCGTGAGACCCATTCGAGTAACAGTTGGCGCGGTTGCGGTATCCGCAACCCTTCCGCTCGACCAGTACATCTCGCCGTTCAATGTCGGGTTGGGCGTCAGCCTCAGTGCTGGCGCTTCCCTGACCTACACGGTGCAGCATACGTTTGATGATATCTGGTCTCCCACGTTTGATCCGGCTACGGCAAACTGGTTTTCTCACGCAACGATGGTCAGTAAAACGACCTCGTTCGACGGAAACTACGCCTACCCGGTGACGGCGATTCGACTTAACGTGACTGTCTGGGTGAGCGGAACCGCAACAATGACCGCCGTGCAGGCTGGCATGGCTAACGGCTAGAGGCGAACATGAATCTCAATCCAAGAGAGCTTCAGAAATTTTACGATCTGTGGGCACCGATGCTTCAGGCTTTGCCTGCGGTTATTGAGGCCGCTGATCGTGAGGAAGAGTTAAAGCGCGGCGTTGCTACCATCGAACGGCAGCTTCAGGTTGTTCAGCAGAAAATCGCTGACGAAGAGGCCCGCATCGATCCGGTTCGTGAGTCCGTCGCCGCAAACATCCAGAAGTTGAAGGAAAGCCAAGCCGTTGCCCAACAGGGTTACGACCAGTATCTGGCGGATGCAAAAGCTCATATCGAGAAGATCGATGCCGAGGTCGCTGAGAAGGTGGCCGCAATCAATGAGCGGGCGAAGGTTGCCGCCAACGATCTGCGTTCTGTTGAGCGCGATCTGGTTGTGGCCAAAGCCAAAGCAGACTCCGAACTGAAGCAACAAAAAGATGAGATCGAGGCAGAGATTTCCGAGCTTGCGGCAAAGAAGAAGTCAATCGAAGACGCACTCGAAAGCCTGAAAGCGAAGATCGGCTGATATGGCTGGGGTGGTCGGCAGTGGCATGAGCTACTACTATGACGGCGATAGTGCTGAACAAGAGTTTACTCACATTGTCGGCACTATTACCGCATCTGGTAACACAACCATATACACCCCTGCAGCAGGAAAGCGTGTTCGGGTGCGATGGAGCTACGCTATCAATGATCCCGGCTCTGCGGCGTCTCCGTTGATCAAGATATCTCTCGGAGCGCAGGAGAAGTATCGGGTGTATGCGATCAGTAAGAGGCAAATGACAACCGGTGAAGTTGATGCGCCATTGATCGTAAATTTGAGTGAAGCCGCCGAAGTGGCTGTCACTTTTCTTTTAGAGGAAATCTGAAATGCCAACCGCTTCTTATGTCAAATACACCTCTGGTGTTGAGTTCCTCGTTGAGGGCATCAACGCTGGCTCCGATGCGTGGAAGGTTGCGCTGTCGAATACCGTCACTATTGCTGACACCACCTTCACCCCGGGCACGACCGATCTTGCCACCGGCAACGGATACACGGCAGGGGGCAATGCTGCAACAACGTCTACATCTACGCAGGCGGCGGGTGTCTTCAAGTTGGTGTTGAATTCCCCGGCAACGTGGACGGCTACCGGCTCTGTTGGGCCGTTCCGCTACGCGATTCTCTGGGACAGCACGACTTCGCAGCCGATTGCTTACTGGGACTACGGATCGTCCATCACGTTGACTTCAGGCGATACGTTCGCCGTGACGCTGGATGGCACGAACGGAGTCTTCACAGTTGGCCCATAATTTTTCAGTAGTTTCTGACGCACCACATGGGGTTACTTTCAACTGCCCCTTGTGCGGCGTTACTATTGAGTTTGTGCATCCGGATTACGGCTTACCTAATCCGGTTCCTGATGGCTCGGGCTCTTGGGTTGTTCCGGAGCCCGTTGAAGGCTGGGCTGGCTCTTGCGTAGCATAAAAAACGTATTTTCAGGTAACACTGTTGACCTCGACAGGTATTTGTTGAGAGCTACGCCAGCACAAAAGCTGGAGCGGTGGCTTGGGACTGAGACCGTCGAAGGTATTTCAATGAAGATGCGGAATTGGTATGGCCCGCCAGTTCCTGTTGCTGGCGTTCCGGGGAGGGTGTATGCCTGTGCGGGTGGAGATTTCTGCGGCCCTATTCGTGGCGGTTACTTTGGTAATTTTCTCGAATTCTCTGCTTCACGAGCTCGCAATTTCCTGCGAGTCGCTGCGCGTCCTCAGTATCAGTTGAACGCGGGCTTCGCTTCACTGGAAGCCCTCATTGATGACGTAAAATACGGTGGCCTTGGTCAGAAATTCAACTTCTACAAGACCGGCGTTACCCAGCCCGCAACATCCGCATCAGCATGGCTGTTCCGCCGGGTAGCCGTTCCCGTTAGCGCGACCGCTCCGGGTTCCAGTGCGACCGACCCCGGTGGCACTGTCTACACCAATACGTCTTTGGGTGGGTTCAGGCAAATATCAGATGCCGGAACAAACACCACATTCTTCATCAGTGGCGCGGGCGTTGGCGCAGCAACAACTGCAGCAGGGTCTTTGATGTTGGTGGACTACCTGTGGGACGTCAACCTCAACTACAATAATACGAACAACCCCATCACCGGCGTTCCCACTCGGTATCAGACAGCGACTACGGCCCCCGGTAACTTCATGTCTGGAGACACTACAGTTGCGCTCGGCACTACCGCAGCGAACATCCAGCTTACTTATCAAGATCAGGATGGCAATGCTGCCGAAACCGCGCCCAACCTTGCGATTAGAATTAGCTCTGCGGTCGGCACTATTCCACATACCGCGCCGGTTTGGTTTATTCCATTGAATGCCGGTGACACTGGCCTGAGAAAAGCAACAAACATCGCCTTCACCAACGGTAACAACGGTTATGTAGCCCGTATGATTGCCCATCCTTTGGCCATTATTCCGGTCAACCAACAGGTCAATTCCAGTGGCCAAGCATGGTCTGTTATTGACGGCGTAAACAGCGCGTTCCAGTTTGAGCGCGTGTATGATGGCGCTTGCTTGGCCCTGATGGAGTTTTACAAGGGCGCTAACCAAGCGACTTCCTACACCGGAACCATCATGCTTGCGAGTGGCTAATGAAAACCGTATTCAGCGACAACACCCTCGATATTGACCGCTATCTGGTTAGGGCCACCCCGGCGCAGAAGCTGGAGCGTTGGCTTGGTGCGGAAGAGGTTGAGTCAATCTCCAAGCGTATGAAGGGTTGGTATGGCCCTCCCGTGCCTATTGCTGGCGTTCCCGGGCGCGTCTATGCCTGCGGGGATGGCGATTTCTGTGGCCCCATAAAGGGCGGTTACTATGGCAATCTGGTGGATTACATCGCAGGCCGGGTAAAGCGAGCCGCACGGGTTCGGCATGGCAGTTTAAACGCCGGGTTCACCTCACTGTCCGACATGATTTCGGAAGCCACCGTCAGTAGCAAGAAGCAAGTGCGGATGTATCAAAAGGTCGGCGTTGCCTCGCCAGCGATTGGCTCCTCACAGTGGCTTTGGCCGGTTGGCACGCTCCCAGCGGCTGCTGCAATTGCCGCTGCTGCCCCGGGTGGAACTGTATACACCAACACAAATTCCGGTTCCTTGGAGCAGTTTGATGCGGGTGTTGGCGACACGCTTCATTTCGTCAACTGGATCGGCACCAACACCCTTGCCGGTGGCACGAGCCTGATGCTTGTAGATGTTCTGTGGGGTGCCAACTTTAACCACGCAACCGCTACTGCTGTCACTGTGACTGGCGTCCCCACGCGGTATCAGACGGCTACAACCGCTCCGGGTAACTTCATCTCCGCCAATGTCACTACCGTTCTTAACGCTACGGCGAGCAATCTAGTTTTGACTTACATGGATCAGGACGGCAACACTGCCGAAGCAGGTGCCGCTCAAGCAATTCGGGTGTCTTCAGCGGTCAGCACCATACCGTATAC